GATATTCAACTTTGGATTCTACAAGTTCTAGTGCTTTCACAACAGTTGTAGAGAATGAAGTATCATTTAACATGTTGTTAGATGATGACGTATTCTTTGGATTAGCAAACACAACTAATAGTGTTGCCAACAGTGGTTTATGGACAACTTCAAACAGCAAAACAGAAGTATTCTTCTCAGTTGCATTTGAAGGTGCAGATAGTACTGACTACTATCTACATGGTAAAGGCTTTATTGGCGGATTGGCACCTAGTGCTTCAATCGACCAAGCAGTCTGGATCTCACCAGGATCCATCATTGTTAATGGTGATCTAAGCAAATCAACCGTTTAGTAACAAAACATTTAACACCCTCATGTATTTGGGGGTGTTATTTTTTAAGAGATAAACATGAAAATAGCAAATATACATAGATATTTTGATGCAGAAGGTAATTATCATGGTCCAGCAGATCATATTATAAAAGTTAATGGAGAAGAACATGACTTATATGATTATGCTAAACAACATGATATAGAGTTACCAGGCAGTAAAAAATCTAAAAAACATATAAATACAGATATACAGGAAGAAAGTTATGGAGATATGGGAGAAGCATTCGACGAAGGAAGTGCTGAGGAGCATGGAGACGGAGATAGCGAAGGCTCAGAATGAACTAAGATGTGCCAATGGTGATATAGCCAAAGCACATAAACGTATTGCATTTTGTTTAAGTGCATTACACAATTTGAAAAAAAGAGATATAAAGGAATAAAGATATGAAATTAAGCGAATTAGCAAAAAAACCACAGTTACAAAAAATTACAATTACAAAGCCAGAACTAGTAGAAAAGTATGGTGACGAATTAGAATTTTTTATTTTCGATAGACAACCCCTAGATGTATTCACAAAGTTAGCAGATGTTGACCAGAATAATATTGGACAGTATATCGATATATTACAAGACTTAATACTAAATGAAAACGGAGATAAAGTTACATCAGAAGAATTAGTGTTGCCTATTGACATCTTAACAGAAGCAATGACACTAATTGGTGAACATATGGGAAAGTAACATCGCATCCATTAGATGAGAAAAGTTCAAGTACTAATACTTTAATACTATTAGATACATTAGCTCAACGTTATGGTACTTTACCTAGTAAATTATTATGTGATGCGGATTCATTTGATTTAATGGTTTTTGATGTTGCTATTGCATGGGAAAGAATACAATATAACAAGCAAAACAAAACAGTTGATCAAAGTATGTATGATCAAAATGAATTACAAAGTATTATGGATAAAGCAAAGGGCAAAAAATGATTACTATAAAGTCTAACACAAAAGAAGTAGAAAATATGCTAAGAGATCTAGAGGATATGCCTAGAGATGTCATAAAAGATGCATATAAATTTTACAAAAACAAGACTCCTGTAAGAAGTGGTAATGCTCGTAGTAAAACAAAGTTAAGTAGAAAACAAATTAAAAGCGGATATCCATATGCAGGCAAGTTAGACGAGGGTTGGAGTAAACAAGCACCTAAAGGTATGACAGAACCTACTATAGATTATATAGATGATCAAATAGAAAAAGAAGTGCGAAAAATAGGTAGATAAGATGGCTAAAAGTATTGAAGTAACCTTAAAATTTAATGATAAAGATTTTACTCGTGGTATAAGGAATGCAAATAGGCAGTTAAATAAATTACAACGTAATTTAAAACAGTCTGGTACAGGTGCAAAAGGTTTAAGCGGCCAACAAGGCATGGGCGGACTCACAACAGCCATTGCGGCAGTTGGTGCGGCCACAGTAGCATCTAGTAGTAAATTATCACAACAAGTTAGAATATCATCTTCTTTTGGAACACAAATTAGTGATAATGTACAAAGATTAAAAAATTATTTTAATAGTGTAAAAGGCAGTTCTAAATCAAGTTCAGAATTATATAATGTTACCAGACGTTTAAGTACAGCAAATGGAGAACTACAGGGCGAATTAGGAGATCTAAGAAGAGATCTAGACGGTTCCGGTAAAGGCTTTACTGAAACAGGCGGTAAAATGGGTAGATTTGCCATTGTGGCGGCCACTGTAGCCGCGGCAGTTGGTGCTATTGCTGTTTCATTTCAAACACTTAGCAGATCTATTGGTGTAGCCGCAGAATTTGAAACAATTGAAATTACTTTAAGTAACTTAACAGGTAGTGCAGAAAAAGGTGCTAGAGCATTAGAAGTCATTACAGATAAGGCACAGGAATTACCTTTTGCTTTTAGTGATTTAGCAAGTGCATCACCAGTATTATTAACTGTAAGTAAAAACCTAGAAGAATTTCAAGATAATATATCTTTAGCCGCAGATATTGCCGCTAACTTTAACATACCTTTTGAACAAGCCGCAAGTTCATTACAAAGAGCATTTAGTGCCGGTGCCGCAAGTGCAGATGTATTCAGAGAAAGAGGTGTATTATCAGCGGCTGGATTTGAAGCAGGTGTTAGTTATAGTGTAGACCAAACAATAGAAAAATTTAGAGAATTCGGTAGCGAAATAGATGGTGTTGCAAAGAATCTTAACCAATCATTAACAGGTGCAACCTCACAGGCAGGAGACGCCTTAACGTTATTTCAAAGAGAATTAGGTAATGCTATAAAACCAGAACTTACAGCATTCTTACTTACTTTAACAACTTTAGCAAGAGAAAACAAAAAAGATTTAGATGCACTAGCCAAAACAATAGGTGGTGCAGTATTTAATGGATTTGTTGCTATAGGTAGAGCAGTAGCAATTACAGTAGATGTATTTAGAACTTTAATTTCACCAGTAATAGCCTTAAACAATGCTCTTAATACTATGGGTACTAATTTACCAATAGTAGCAACAGCAATATATGTAGTAGTTAAAGCCCAAAAAGCATTTAAAACAGCATCATTGGCTGCCGCTAACGCATTTATATTCTTACAGGGTGTTACAGGTGTAGGTTTACTTAAGGTAGGTGCAGGTATAGCCGCGGCGGCAGCCACTACAGCATTATTAACAAAAGCATTTGATAAAGCAGGGGAAAGTATAGCAGATTCTGGTTTAGACGGAGATCCTGATAGTGCATTAGGTAAATTCAATGCTTTACTGGTTGATATAAAGGAAACAGCAAGTGGATTACCCGAAGAAGTAGAACCAGCAGGTGATAGTCTTAAAGATTTACTAGTAGATATTTCAAACATAGGTGCTAGTGCGGCTGATGGTGTTAAAGATACTAGAACAGCATTACAGAAATTCAGAGATGACTTAGAAATGAGTGGTCTTACTGTAGACGAATACAGTCTGTTTATGGAAAGATTAAATGAATTATTTAGGACAGGTGAAATAGGTCTAGAAGATTACAGAGCAATGTTAAGAGACTTAGATGACACATTTGGTCAAAACGAAGGACTCAATAACTTCTTAGATACATTAGGAACTGCACAAAAAACATTAAGTGAAGATTTAGTTGCGGCATTTAGAGAAGGTGAAAGTGCTAGTGGTTCATTTAAAAAGTTCTTTAAAACAGTTATTGATCAAATTATAGCAGATGTATTTAGACTTGCTGTAATACAACCAATATTAGGTGCTATATTAGGACCATTTGGGTTTGGATTTGGTACAGGTGGTAACATAATTAAATTAGCAACAGGCGGTCCTGTAATGTCAAATAAACCTTATATTGTAGGAGAAAGAGGGCCTGAATTATTTGTTCCTACAGGTGCAGGACAAATTGTGCCTAATCATCAAATGGGTGGAGGAGGAACAACTTATGTTACAAATATAAGTGCTGTTGATACACAATCTTTCCAACAAGCAATTGCAAAGGACCCGGAATTCATATTTAACGTTAGCAGAGCAGGTTCAAGAAGAACACCAGCATAGGAGATAAACAGTGAGTCTACAAACAATAATTGATAACGCAACTTATGTAGAATTTGATATAAGAGAGCAAAGTGGTAGTACAATATCACGTAGTGGACACTACAAAACAGCAGATCGTAACGTAAATGTTTATAATTTAAAAGTAGGCATGCATAACGGTTTACAATATAGCACAAACAGAGGTGTTATACAAGATCTTTATTCTACTGGTAGCACAAATGAGGCCAATATAAGTCTTAATAATAATAGTGGTATGAATTATTTAACAGCATATCAGGGTTCTTTATCTTCAGCACAACAGGGACAAATAACGGTAAATGGTGTATCAGGAAGTGAAATATATGTAAACACGCAACCTATTAGTGGTAACGTTACAGGACATACACATATTGTTAAAAAAGGTGATTATATACAACCAGAAGGTAATACAAGCACTTACAGATACCCTTATCAAGTTACAAGTGATATTGCATTTACAAATTCAAATGCTAACTTAACAATACCTGTACATAGACCTATACTAAGTCAAACAGGAGTAGCATTAAATAGTGGTGGTGTAAAATTAGGTAATGATGTGAATTGGCATGTAAAAATAATTAATTTACCAAAATACAGTATTGTACCACATGACTTGTTAGAATTTTCAGCAGATTTTGAATTAATTGAGGTTATAACTTAATGGCAACAACTATTACACCAGTACAACAGGATCATATATCAAGTTGTTTGTTAATTGATCTAACGTTAGACTCAACTACTTACTATATAAGTAGTGCTTATAAACCTGTTACATATGATTCAAATACATATACGGAATTAGGTTCTTTCCTACAAGTATCAGATTTTCAGGAAGATATTAGGACAACTAATGGTGATATATCCTTAACATTAGGTGGCATACCATCAGAACAAAATTATCTTAGTCTTATACTTACAACACCAGTTAAAGGTGGTAACATAAGTGTATACAGAGGGTTTTATAATACAACAACACACGAATTAGATACTAATCAAGTGTATAAACGTTTCCAAGGTGTTATAACTAACTTTGCTATACAGGAAGATTTTCAGCCTGGTTCAACACTTACTAATTCAGTTACAGTCACATGTGCAAGTATAAACAGTCTTTTAGAAAACAGAATAAGTGGACAACGTACAAATCCAAATGATAGAGCAAGATTATTTCCAAATGATTTAGTATTTGCTCGTGTTCCTCAATTATACAATGTATCATTTGACTTTGGTAAAG